TGGACAATACCGGATGGTATTTTAGAGACGTATACCGTTGTAATCAGTTTGCCCATGCAATAGAACACGGAAATGTCCATTATAGGGATAGACGACCTAGGCAGAACAATATATCAGCATATTGTGTACCTATAAACCTACCAGGGAGCACTAAGTTTTGGGATTAAGAAGTGAAAAAGTTAGCATTCTTCATGCTTTTACTAGCAAGTCCTGTGATATTTGCGGAAGGACCAGTTATACCTGAGTCGCCTCCGGAGATACCTTTAGTGCCTATTGATGGGCAAGTAGATGGAGATACTAATCAAGACGGAAGTTTAAATACTGTTAATCAGAATAGTTCCGTTAATAGTAATAATAAAAGTACTAACAATTCAAGAACATATAATGGAGCAGGTAGCTCGGGAATGCCTGCTTCATCAGCAATGTCACCATCCTACATAAGTACAGGGTCGGAGACTTGCTTACAAGGAATATCAGGTGCAGCTCAAGGACAAGTATTTGGGTTTAGCACTGGAATTTATAGAGTAGACGAAGAGTGCAACAGGAGAAGGGACTCCAAAGTCTTAAACGACCTAGGAATGAAAGTTGCCGCAGTAGCTAGAATGTGTCAAGATGAAGAGGTTTGGAAGTCGATGTTTATTTCCGGTACACCCTGTCCTCTCATTCGAAACAGCAAGCTAGTAGTAGGGAAAAGAGCGTACTTAATAATGAAACAAAACCCTGTTACCTATATACCCGGATATGAGGAACAGGAAGAATGGTACAATACCATCTTGGGAATAGGAGAGACAAGTGAAGAAGATATTGCTAATGGCAGTAATGGCCTTAGTATCTCTGAACGTTTCCGTTCAAGCCGACTCAATTGATGCTTTAGTTACTGATAGTCGCAGTGTGTTAGACAGCCTGGACTACGGTATTCGAGCAACAGGAGGTCTAATGGCCCTTACAGTAAACGGTGAAGTCGCACCAAACGGAATAGTACACGGAGGCTTAATAACTCAGGCACAAGTGCAAGCTTACAATAACACTCTTGCAGTAGTTGCTGGTTCCACCTTTTATGATGCGGAACTATATTTGCTAGATCAAGGAGATATAGCAATAGATAACATGAATGATGCTGTAGATATTTTTGTAGATACAGCAACAGAAATTTCCACGATTATGGAAATAGCAGAAATGGCAGAGACAGCTCAGGACGACGGAACTCCCGAGCAAAAGCAGTTAGTAGCAGAATATGTTGAACTTAATGAACAGCAACTAACCCTCAGTCAAGAAACAGTTACAGAGTATAATGAGTCCTTAGATGATATAGAGACTTATGCCCAACAAGCAGCAGCTTATATAGGATTAGCGAATGATACTAATGCTACTGCTTTTTTCGATCAAGGAGCTGATAACGCAGATGCAAGTTTTGTAACTGATGCCTCAGTTTCTTATAATAATAACAATAATATGGTTGTTGTTATGTGGTCTACCAGTAATAGTGGTAGTGGTGTTTACATAGACGGTACCGGTGGATTAGGTATTGATTTATTTACTACTGAAACTGCTATACTAACTGCCGGAGCTAATAGTTTATTTTATACTACTAGTCCTACATATTTAGGCTATGATTGTTTCTTTAACGAAACAAACTGTAATTAATATGTCTTTAGAAGAAACAGAAATAAATGTAGGTGGAGTCAGTTTTAAAGGAGTATACATAGCCATAGTACTTGGTTTTGTATCTACTATTGGCGGAGCTATATGGACTGCAAGTGAATTATATAGCAGACTAGAAGCTGTGGAGGCTTATGAAATTCCCGACATAGCACCCTTACATGAAAAGGTAGAATTAATTACGAAAGAACTTGAAGATCAAGATATTACAAGTCTTCAAGGAAAGCTAGCCGAGTTAGGAGTGAATCTAAAGACTATTATTGAACAACAAAGAGATTTATTAGCTATTAAGGAACGAGTAATACAAGCCGAAAAAGATGTAGAAGCTATGAAAACAACTGTTACCGAAGCAAAATTAATAGTGGGCAAAGTAGAAGGATTTGAAAGTTATTTAAAGCAGTTCGAAGCTAAAATAGAAAAAGTCGATAAAGAGATCGATGATATCTGGCTAGGTATGGATGAACTATCTAACCCACTAAATTAACTTCAAAAAAATAATCCTTGACTTGTATTGTACATTTTGATATAATACATGCTAATTTTGTACTTTAAAGTGCTAGTAGAACAGGAAATAAAATGACCCCACGAATGGATAAAATTCAGTTGAGCACCATAATAGCACTAATAGTACAGTTTGCAGGAATTATATGGTGGGCCTCCGGTGTACAGGCTTCAGTAGATAAACTAGAAGGATTACATCAAGCAGTTGATCATGATCGAGTAGAGTTCTATCAAAGAATGTCTGTTGTAGAAACAAAAGTTGAAGCAAACAAACAAATTTTAGAACGGCTCGAAGATAAAATCGACCAAATATAGACAGGAGAAACTTATGGAATACGAAACTAAAGATGCACAAGCAAGTAGCACAACAGAAGAAAAACAAAAATCAGTAGCAGAAAAATTTGTACAACCAGGACCGGGAGGTGAATTTTTCACTATTATGGATGTTGATGGTAATAAGTACGAACAGTTTGAAACAATGGCAGCAGCCCAGGCATCTCTGGCTGGCAATCAATGAGTTGTTCTTGTAAAAATTGTAAATGTGAAGACTGCAAATGTGATGAAGGAGGCTGTGAATGAATTTAGCCGAGTATTTATCTGAAATGTCTAGACTTTCCTATTTAACTCCTACACAATTTGATGAGGAGTTTATTCCTGATGATGGGTATATCAATAAAACTTTTATCCAAGCAGATAATGCTGAAGGGTATATTATTGAATTCCAGGAGACTATAGTTTTAGCTTTCAGAGGTACTCAGCCCTCTCAACTAAAAGATGTTACTGCCGATTTAAAGTTTTGGAGAATTGACGCAGAGACTAATGGTGAAAAAGTTCATTCTGGTTTTTGGAAGGAAGCGTTCTCTTTATTCCCTGCAGTATTAAAAAATACTGCAGATTCAGATCATAAAAACTTCATAATAACAGGGCACAGTTTGGGAGGAGCCATGGCTGTTGTTATGGCAGGCTTCTTATTACGAATAGGATACAATGTCAGTGACTTATATACTTTCGGACAGCCCAGAGTAGGAAATCAGCAATTTTGTAGAAGAATAGAACGAGATTGTAATTGGCAAAGATTTGTAAACAATAACGATATAGTTCCTCGAGTCCCATTAAAGATGGGAGGAGTTTTTTACGATGGAGGCAATTTAAACTATATTAATTGTTACGGACAGATACGCCAATTAAGTTGGTGGCAGAGTGTCAAAGACTCTTTTAGAGGAAGATGGTTTGCTTGGAAAAAGAAGCAATGGTTTGATTCATTTTATGACCATGCTATATGGTTATATAGAGACTTAATAATAGAGGCAAAAAAATGACTCCACAAACTAAATGGTATGCTACAGTAGCTGCAACTTGTCATAACACAGTTATGCAAATTCTGGCAGAAACTAAAGGTAATATTGAACCTGATAATTGTACTGTCGATCAGTTGAGTGCAATTAATGTCGCTAGTGCGTATTTAGAAATATACAATTTAGCAATTAAAAACCAAATAATAGAAGAACCGGGAGAACCAGTTCTTGGATACAATGACGAAAAACCTAAGATAGTACATTAATGTTAGATATAAGCCGTGCCGATATAAGCGGACAAGTTTTAATGGATTATTCTCCAGAGGAGAGATTTATAAAACTTCCCGTAATCCCTTACCTAGAACTCTTAGGTATAGAAGCTATTCCTTCTCAAATAGCTGTTATTAACTCAATAAATAATTCTAAATATCGTTTTGTTTGTGCGGCATTGTCACGTCGTCAAGGCAAAACTTATATAGCTAATATAATAGGACAACTAACAGTATTAGTACCAGGAAGTCATGTTTTACTTATGTCTCCTAATTACTCGCTTTCTCAAATTTCTTTTGATCTACAGAGAAATTTAATAAAGCATTTTGATTTAGAAGTCATTAGAGATAACGCAAAGGATAGAGTTATAGAACTCTCTAATAATTCTACTATACGAATGGGTTCTATTAATCAAGTAGATTCAGTTGTTGGTAGAAGCTATGATCTTATTATCTTTGACGAAGCAGCCTTGACTGATGGAAGAGAAGCTTTCAATATAGCTCTAAGACCTACACTAGATAAACAAAATAGTAAGGCATTATTTATTTCTACTCCTAGAGGACGAAATAATTGGTTCGCTGATTTTTTCCACAGAGGTTCTAATGATGAGTTTCCAGAATGGATATCTATTAAAGCAACTTACCATGAAAATCCTCGACTTAGTGAAAGTGATATATTTGAAGCAAAAAAATCTATGTCTACCGCTGAATTTGCTCAAGAATATTTGGCAGACTTTAATACTTATGAAGGACAAGTATGGAATTTTGATTATGAAAAGTGCACTACAAATGTAGACCAGTTTAAACCAGACGGTATGGATATATTTGCAGGGCTTGATGTAGGATATAAAGACCCCACTGCGTTTTGCGTTATTGCTTACGATTGGGACAGTGAAAATTATTATGTAGTGGATGAATATATTGACGCGGAAAGAACAACTGAGCAGCATGCTATTGAAATTCAAAAACTCATTGAAAAGTGGGACATTGACTTTATTTATATCGACTCGGCAGCACAACAGACTAGATTCGACTTTGCCCAGAACTACGATATATCCACCATTAACGCCAAGAAATCAGTTTTGGATGGCATTGCACACGTTGCAAATATAGTAGACAATGATAAACTATTCGTAAGTCAAAAATGTGAAAATACTTTAGAATGCCTAGATCAATATCAGTGGGACCCAAACCCTAATTTACTTAGAGAGAAACCAAAACATGATAGATTCTCTCATATGTCAGATGCATTACGATATGCTTTATATAGCTTTGAAGTTTCCGCAGGTACTTTTTAGTTGGTACCAAGTAAAAAATAACTCTTGACATTTTGTATGATTATTTGGTATAATTTTTGAAAGTGAAAAACTGTAAATGGACCTAAAGCGAGACCTAGTAAAGTACGTTAGAGATAAAGCAAAGGCGAAGTACCAGAAGAGTACGGAATGCTTTATTTGTGGTACTAAGGATATTCTAGATTTTCATCATTTCTATGGATTAACAGAACTGCTTGATATTTGGTTACGTAAAAATAAGATTGTAATATCTACAGCTGAAGAAATCATGAATGTACGGGATACTTTTATAGAAGAGCATAAAATAGAACTGTACGATGAGGCAGTAACCCTTTGTCATACTCATCATTTGAAGTTACATTCAATATATGGTAAAAGACCTAAACTAGTAACAAGCCCTAAACAAAAACGTTGGGTAGAGAAACAAAGAGATAAGTATGGCATGGTATAATAGATTTTTTAGGACAGGTTCAGATTTTATCGACGAAGAAGAGAAAAATAACCCTGCTCAAGTTTATATTTCTAGAGAAGAAGGGTTCAGTATAGGAAGTACAGAAAACTTTACAAACTATACTAAAGCCTATGAACAATTTGAAGTAGTTAATAGAGCTGTAAATTTAATTGTCGATGATGTTGCAGAGATACAAGTTGATGTAGGAGATAAACTAGGTTTAACACCGATATATAAAAATGTACGAAAATCTCGGGTTGATCTCTTACTGAATTTAGAGCCTAATCCTTTTCAGGATATTAATACTTTTAAAAGAAATTTAATAATTGATTTATTAATGGATGGAAATATATTTATATATTTCGATGGTGTACACATGTATCAATTACCAGCTAAAAATGTTGAAATTGAAACAGATGAAGACACTTATATAAAATCTTTTATTTATGATGGAAAGATTATGTATAGTCCAGAAGAAATTATACATATTAAGGAAAACTCTTTTGAATCTATGTATCGAGGAGTACCTAGGCTAAAGCCTGCTTGGACACGAATGCAACTATTAGGCTCTATGAGAAAGTTTCAAGAAAACTTTTTTAAGAATGGAGCAGTTCCTGGGTTGGTACTTAAAAGCCCTAATACTCTTAGTGAAAAGATTAAAGAACGAATGCTTGCAGCATGGAGATCACGATATAATCCTACTGCTGGCGGACACAGACCACTCATTTTAGATGGTGGTTTAGAAGTATCTAATTTAAACGAAGTTAATTTTAAAGAGTTAGACTTCCAAGAGTCTATTAAAGAAAACGAAAAGATTATTTTAGAAGCAATTGGAGTTCCTCCAATTCTTCTTGATAGTGGTAATAATGCTAACATTCGTCCAAATCATAGACTTTATTACTTGGAAACTATACTTCCTATTGTAAAAAAGATTAACTTTGCGTTTGAAAGATATTTTGGTTTTGATTTGAAGGAAGATATTAGTAATATTCCTGCTCTTCAACCAGAATTGCAAGATCAGGCATCTTTTTACGCTACTCTAGTTAATGGAGGCATAATGACTCCAAACGAAGCTAGAGAAGCATTAAGAATGCCTGCTATTGAAGGGCATGACGATATTAGAGTTCCCGCAAATATAGCAGGAAGAGGCTCCGCCGCAGACCCTTCGCAGGGCGGAAGACCAGAAGAGGAAACAGATGAATAAAATTATTAATTTAACATCAATTCTAAAAGTAGCTGGAGAAAAAGATGATAATCTTAAAATTGAAGGCTATGCAAGTACAAATGATCAAGATAGAGTTGGAGACGTAATTGAACCTACTGCCTGGACTAAAGGTGGCTTAGACAATTATCAAAACAATCCTATCTTATTATTTAACCACGATTATAATGAACCTATTGGTAAAGCAACTCACGTTGAAGTAACCAAATCAGGACTTAAAATCGAGGGAATGATTTCTAAGTCTGCGGGTAAAATTCGCGATTTAGTAAAAGAGGGCATCCTCGGCGCTTTTAGCGTCGGTTTCCGAGTCAAGGATGCTGACTATATAAAGGAAACCGATGGTTTAAGGATCAAGGATGCGGAACTGTTTGAGGTGTCAGTTGTTTCTGTCCCCGCAAATCAATCCGCTGTCTTCTCTGTCGCGAAATCGTTCGACACGGATGAAGAATATGCGGACTGGAAAAAGCAGTTTGTTAAAGATCCTCATGTTGAAATCGATCAGTCCGGTAAGGACTCATCAAAAGAAACAGCAAATGCTGTCTTCGGAGACAATATTATGTCTGATAAAGACTTTGATCTCGAAGAGTTTGCCAAAGAAGTAGCACGTAAGACGGCTGCCGAAATTCAGATGAAACAAGCTGAAGAGAAAGCAGTTGCCGATGCAGAGGTTCAAAAAGCCGCTGCTGATGCAGAAGTCGAAAAAGCTACTCAGGAAGCACAACTCGAAGAGAAGAAAGCTGAGGTCCAAGCTGTAGTACAGGGCGTAACGTCTGGCGCGGAACGTCTCGTCTCAGATTTGGAAGAAAGGGTTCTAAAAGGTCAGCAAGACCTTGGAACTGTAGTAGACGAGTTGCGAAATGAAATCAAGGAGAAATCTGAAGAGATCAATTCTATGCGCGAGTCTAAGAGAGTTTTCGGTGAGCGTCGTGATAGCGGCGACTGGAAACAGAAGATGTCGTCTGACGTAGAAGATGCTTATATGCTTGGTCGAATTACTGGCAAAGGATATGATACTTCTTTTGCTAAGAACGTTATGGAGAAGGCGAACGCCATGTCAGGTGTTGCCGTTTCTTCAGCGGATTTTGAGCAAGTCGTTTCTTCTAATGTTGAACGCGACATTCAGTTGGAGCTCAAGCTAGCTCCTTTGTTCCGTGAGATTCAGATGGCCTCAGCCACTCAGATTCTCCCAGTAATGCCTGATTCTGGTTATGCCGAATTTGTTGCAACCCAGATGACGGATGGAGTTTCCCCTCATGGTAACTTAGCCACTAGAGGAGATACTTACAAGACTACAGGACAAGGTGATAGGGGTGGAATCGATATGACTGAAACTACTCTTAGTACTAAGAAGCTTATTTCTCGTACCTACCTTGGTAACGAGACTGAAGAGGATGCAATTATTCCTATTCTTCCTCTTATCCGTGAAGCTGTCGTTAGGTCTCAAGCACGTTCCGTCGAGAACATGGTTCTTGTTGGTAATACTGCAGATAGTCCTTTCGGAGCAGGCGGAGCTTCCCCTGCGGGTGTAGTCGCGTATGCGGGTTCTAATAAAACTCAGCATGCCACAGCTTATGCCTCACACCCTGTTATGCTAGCTACCGAACTATTGGCAGCTCGTAAAAATATGGGTAAATATGGCGCTCGTCCTGAAGATGTAGTTTACATCGTTAGCTTAAGTAAGTATCACGAACTTATTGCTGATGCTAATTTTGCGGACGTCAGTCAGGTTGATAATGCAAATTCAACCAAACTTACTGGTCAAGTAGGCCAGATTTACGGATCTCCAGTTATTGTATCGGACGAGTTTGCAGCAGCAGCTGTAAGCAAGTTTTATGCAGTAGCAGTGAATCCGCGTAACTTTGTAATTCCGCGTCTTCGTGGTGTTACGGTTGAAAGCGATTATGAAGTCGCTGAGCAGCGCAGAGTTCTTGTCGCGTCACAACGACTTGGATTCGCAGGCATCATCGCAGGTACAACTGCGGCGTGGCCTTTGCAGTTCAAGGGCTCTTAATCCTACTGGGTAAATGTAATCAGGGGGAGGGTCACCTCCCCTTTGGTTACCATAAGGAAAATCTATGGCAAATTTAGTTACTAAAGATAATTATAAGCTCTATCGAGGAATCGATCATTATAAAGATGATAATAAAATTGATCAGCTAGTTGGACCTGTCAGCGACCTTGTGAAAAGCTATTGCGGAAATAGCATAATAGATTTTTATAGTTCTGCGAAGACTGAAAACTTCGATATTAGAGACGCGGTAACTTCAGAACTTTTTCTTACAGAATCTCCACTAAATAGTGTTACCTCTGTTAAAGAAAGAGGGAGCATTGCTGATGCGTACACTACTCTTGTAAATAATACAGATTATTTTATAGATTCAGAACACGATAGGATATATAGAATTGACGGAGAAACTAGCGAAAAGGCCTGGTCTAAAGGTTTCGCTGCCGTTGAAGTTATTTACACCGCAGGATATTCTACAACTCCTCAAGACCTCACATTAGCTATATACGACTTAATTACCTATTACCTTAAAGAAGAGTACAAAGGTAGAAAATCATTGGCTGGTGCGACACTTCAAAATGAAACGTCCACAAGTATTCGAGAAAATATTGGATTTCCTGATCACATAAAAAGGATTTTAGATATGTATCGAGTAATTGATGTGATATAAATGTCAAAAACAATTGTAAATGCCCTCATTAGGGAAATAGTAACTAACGTTTCGAAAAGTAATGATATCGTACGTGACTTCGTTGATAAGTACAATCCATTGCTTATAACTATAACTCCCGAAAATTTTGAACAAACTATAGTATCTAACTCCATAATTATTCTACAAAAGAATAATGTGGCAGCGGAGCAAAAGAAACAAGAAGAAGCCTACGAAGCAACGCATGGAGCTCCCTCTCAGGGAGGTCTACGATTTGAAGCAGCAATGGCTGTTGCAGCTAGAGACAAAAATCTTATGAAAGCAATGGAACAGGTTACAGATTATGTCGTAGCTAATTTTGAAGCAAAATATAATAAAACTAAAACTGCAAAGATGGAACCGGCAAAGACTGGAGCAGATGGTTCGATTCAGTTATATTTTTCAAAGTGGAACAAAGGTACTAATGAGACATATTTTAAAGCACCGTATCTCGCTTTAGTAAGTGAAGCTATAGATAAGAATTCATTATTAAAGGGTGTTAAAGATAATTGGGAGACTTTTAAAAGACAAACTCAAATGCTTCACACAGAAAGAACTGTTGGTTCAGAATATTTAACTCAATTCGATAGAGTATTATCAGGTCAATCATTGCCAGGAGACAAGCAAGGCGTTAAAGGCATGAAGCCTTCAGGAGGAGACCAAGCTTCTTTTGATAAAGCTCTTAGCGATGAATTAAAAGATAGTGTTGAAGACTCTATAGATGATTTCAAGATTGATTTTAAGGTAGCCAGAAACGCTGCTCAAAGTGTTATAAGAAACATGATATTAGATACTAGTTGGATTTGGGTAAGTGATCAAAATGCTACCTCAGAAAATTTTTGGAAAACAATTACAATTCAAGGAAAATTAGGTCCCAATGCTTTAAATAGACCTGGAGAAGAGTCTACAGATTGGAAAGGGCTTCGGCCTATGTTAGAGAAGAGAATTGAAGATGAAATAAAAAAGAAATATAAAAAAGATTTTGTTACTAGCGGAGCTAGTCCTTCTCCTAAAAAGATAATATCTTCTATGCTTGTAAATAGGATTCTTAATTCTTTTTTAGGAATGGCAGGTCCTTCAGTAAGTGTCAAAACTAAAAAGAAAACACGAGTAAAAAAGAAAGATCCTAAACGGGGTAAAATAGGCAAAGTAGGAAAATCTAAAAAACTTTCTACAACCTCTAGTATTATACAGTCCAAGACTAAAGCCCATACAGAAGAACAACGAACAATTGATAAAAAACAAACGAAATTTAGTCCTATTAGTTTATTAACTCTTTTAAATAATAAACTACCAGAAACGTTAACGGCTAATATGAAAGAACCCAGATTAGTTAATAGAACGGGAAGATTCCGACAAAGTGTTAAAGTACAAAATATGATGGGAAATTCAAAGTTTCCTACAATACAATATACGTATCAAAGAGATCCTTATGAAGTTTTTGAAAAAGATTCCGATAGAGATCCTAGAAAACTAATTGATGCAAGTATAAGAGAAATCGCTGCTAAAGTAATGAAAGGCAGATTCTATACACAAAGAGTATAATAATGGCAAGAGACGATACTACTAGACGATCAAAAATACTTTCTTCTCTTGTTGAAAAGTTTGAGGTTATTGATGGTACTGGTTCCTATAAGACGGATCTTACAGGCAGTATCTCTCCACGAATGATGTTTTGGGATGAGGTTTCTCAATTTCCTGCAGTACATATGTCAGCAGGAATGGAAACACGTCAATATTATGGTGGAGGAAACAAATGGAGATTTTTAAATGTTACCATACGAGTATATGTAAATGGTGACGATCCTATTGAAGAATTAGAAGAAGTCCTTGAGGACTTAGAAACGGTTTTGGACGCGAATTCAACTCTGGGGTACGAAGAGACCTCTGGGTTGGATAAAAACGTGGTCCAAATCACCCTTATTAGTATTGATACCGATGAGGGTGCTTTAGCGCCACTCGGTGTCGGTGAAATGGTACTTGAGTTGCGATATTAAGAGTCTTTTATCTACTACAGCGAACGCACGGATAGATAACGACTCAAGTTAGGAGACTAACATGGCAGTATTTTTACAAAGAGACGTGGTACTGCATATAACCCCCAATGTTGCGGCGGGTACTGCAGATTCTGTCACGTATAAAATGCCTATCCAAGAAGGTTTTAGTTTTAGTCAGGCGACTAATGCTAGCGAAGTAACTCTCTCGGAAATGGAAAGTTCGGCGGGTACTTCCCGTCGTGGTCGACGAATGTTTAATGACTCTCTTGCTCCGGCAGAGTGGTCTTTTACTACATATATTCGACCGTTTAAGTCTAACGGTACTGGAACTAAAAATCATTCTAATGCTCATATTCATGCAGTTGAAGAATGTCTTTGGAACGCGCTGTTAGCGCAAGGCGCACTTACTGAAGCTTCTACTACAGCTAGAACTACTTCAGCTACTGGTAGTGTTGTGTATGATTCTACTCGCTCTAATAAAGCGGCTTTGAATACTATCACAATGGAATTTCAATTTGCTACTGGTTTTGTATACAAACTAAATAAGTGTGTTGTTAATACCGCAAACATCTCTTTTGATGTTGATGGTATTGCTCAGGTTGAGTGGAGTGGCTTCGCAGAAACTATTGAAGAGAAAGTAACTACTTTAACTAGTGTTACTTGTCAAAATAGTGGAGATACTATTACTAAGTCTAGTCATGGTATTGCTAACGGTACTTTGATATCCTTAGCGGATTTCAGTGGTGGAATCGCAGAAGGTGAGTACTATGTTATTTCAACTGCTACTAATACCTTCCAAGTTTCATTAACTTCAGGTGGAAGTGCTGTTGCAGTTACTGCAGACGGTACTGGTGGTACAGTTACTACTAATGGTACTATTGTAGCATCTACTATTGAAGAAGGACAGAGAACATCTGATACATCTAATTACTTACGTAATCGATTGACTCAACTGGTACTGGACGGTGATAATGCTACCAACCATAGTAGCGCTAGAAAGTCTTATTCATTAACTCTAACTGGTGGAAACATTAGTATTGATAATGGAATTAACTATCTAACTCCTGATACACTTGGATCAGTAAATACTCCTTTGGAGCACATAACTGGACCTAGAAATGTTTCTGGAGCTTTTACTTGCTATCTTGCAGGTGGAAAGGATACTTCACAGGATTTTTGGCAGGATATGGCTGGATCAGGACAGAGAAACATTGTTACTAACAATTTTGATATAACATTTAAGATTGGTGGTACTACTTCTCCTTACTGTAATATTCAGTTACCCAAAGCTCACGTAGAAATTCCTACTCATTCTATTGAGGACGTGATTTCTCTTGAGACTTCATTTAACGCATTGCCCACAGATTTGGACAGCGCAGATGATGTAACTATTACGATGGTTGGACCTTTAGCGGCCGCTTCGTAATTTAATTAGAAGAGGGTGGGACTTTCTCACCCTCTTCTTACTTTTTAATTAATAAACAGGATAATAAAATGACCGAAACAACAACAGAAAAGAAAAGACCGGCAATATCTTTAGCAAGTTTGCTTACTCCTAGTAAGACGGTAACTTTAGAGTTTCCCGGACATGAAGAGTTCGAGATAGACTTAACACATCTATCCCGTGAAGAACTATTAAAAGTTCGAAATAAATGTGTTAGTAACAAATTCAATAAAAAGACTAGGGCTTTTGAAGAGCAACTAGATGAAGATAAGTTTCTAGTACATTATGTATCTGCCGTAATAAAAGGGTGGAAAGGTTTAACTTATGCAATACTTCAAGAGTTATTATTAGTAGATGTAAGTAAGCAAAAATTAGACGATGAATTAGAATACACGCAAGAAAATGCAGAAATTTTAATGAAAAATTCTCCGGATTTTGATACTTGGGTTACTGAAGCAGTAGGTGACTTGGAAAATTTTATGGAGAGCAAGTAGTTCAGATAACAAAACTACTTGAAAGAAAATACTCACAGAATAATGAAATAAGTTTAGAAACTTATTTAAGAATGTGTGAACAACTTGGGGAAGAGCCTGATCCAGAGAAGATGCCCATACAGGATAATGTCTTCCCTTACGAAGTACAGTTATCTATTTCTTTATTTGAACTGATGCCCGATAACTGGGATGGAATGAGTGGCAGCTATATGGGCAAGGATTGGAGTGTATTATCTGAACTATTTGATGCTTATAAAGTTGAAAATAGACAAATAATAATATTCTTTCTTAAAAATATAGAAGTTATTAAAGTAAACATTATAAATGAAGAGGTTAAAAAGAAACAGAAAGCTACATCTAAATCAACAAGTTCAGATGAGGTATACCCTGTTAATAAGAGATAAAAATGGCTGATGTAAATGTTGACGTAAGAGTAAGTGATAATGGTAGTTTACAAGAGGTTGGTAAGAATGCTCGTACTGCTGACCGTAATCTTAAAGGCGCCGCTAGAACTTCTGCGAACAGTACTAAAAACTTTTCTAAAATGGCTCAAGGTATTACTGGAGGGCTTGTTCCTGCGTATGCCACTTTAGCTGCAAATATATTTGCTATTACTGCAGCTTTTAACTTCTTAAAGAATGCAGCAGATTTCGAAATTCTTAAAAAAGGGCAACTAGAGTTTGCGGCTAAAACAGGTATGGCTCTAAGTAGTATGACTAGTAAAATACAAAAAGCTAGTGGTGGTATGTTAGGTTTTAGAGAAGCTGCTCAAGCAGCAGCTATTGGAAGTGCTAAAGGCTTTTCTACTAGTCAAATAGAAAAACTAACTGTAGGAGCAAGAAAAGCAGCAGCAGCTTTAGGCAGAGATTTTGAAGAGTCCTTTGACAGACTAGTCAGAGGTGTCTCCAAAGCAGAGCCGGAATTATTGGACGAATTAGGAATAACTCTTAGGTTAGAAGATGCTACTTCAAAATATGCAGCAGCCATAGGCAAATCAGCAAATGCATTAACAACAGCCGAAAGAAGCCAAGCTGTTCTATTAGAAACTCAACGTCAATTAGACGAGCAATATGGTCAAATGCCCGTTGCTGTCAATGCTTTTGTAAAACTGGAAAAAACATTTGATAAATTAGTAAAAACAGTTACCGGATTTTTATTACCTGCTTTTGAAGGCTTGGCTAATTTTATTGCAGCCAATGCCACCGTCGCAGCTTTAGCTTTTGGAGCTCTCGGCTTTAGTGTATTAAAAACTCTTCCTGGAATAGATAAATTAAGAGAAAAAATTAATAATATTGGAAGTGGTCCTGGGCTTAAAGACGCTTGGGATGATTTACAAAAATTTCGCAAAGGAATAGACGACACAAGAATAAGTTTAGAGCAGATGAAAGCTGTTGGTAGTAAGAAATTTAAAGGAGTAGCAGGTCAATTAGCTAAAGGATCTGATAGTAAATTACTTAAAAAAGCAAACGAACAAGGATTTGAAGGACTCCACGGAGGAGATAAAGCTAATCTAAAGAAAGCCTTAAAATCTGCTGAAGCTCAATATAAAAAGCATGGAAAAATTACTACTGGAATATTTAAAGATGCTGATATTAAAACAGTACGTCACTTTAAAGACGCTATGAACACTATGGAAAAATCCGGTTTAGGAATGAGGAAAAGTATAGGTAATGGATGGAAATGGATGAGGAAAACAGCAACAGTAGCTGCTCGTGCTACAAGAGCTGTATGGGTTGGAGCTTTTAGAGGAATAAAGAAAGCTGCAGGTTTTGCTACTAAAGCTATCGGTAAATTAATGAAAGCTACTATTATTTTAGGAGTACTTTCAAGTATAATTGATGCTTTTGATACATTAATAAATGCGCCCTTCACTCTAGCTAAAAATCTAGCTAGTGCTGTTGCTGGAATTGGTAAAACGATACAATTTATTGCTAATTTAGCTGTAGATGTATTGAATAAAGTAATAGAGCAAATACCAGAGTCAGCGTTCTCATTTTTTGGTATGGACAAGAAAGATTGGAAAATGTCTAAATTTACTTTTGCAGATAATATTGAAGCAGATACTATGGATTTGATAAATAAGGGTCTTAAAATGATGGGAACTAATTTAAACGAACTAGCAGATCAAGAAGCAAGGAATATGAAGAACAAACGGTATAAAGAACATTTAACGGAATTATCGGATGGTTATAAAGAAATGGTTAAAGATATAGATGCAGCAATTTTAGGAGTATCAAGATTAGAGAAAGCAGGTACTGACCCTTCAAAAACAGGCAGAATTAAAGCAAATATCATAGCTGGATTAGATTTAGGTTCAGAATTTAAAAAAGCACTGGCTCTCGATACTGGACGCATAATAGATATGACTACGGCGTCAGCGGAGGAAATTATTGAGGCGCAGAATAAAGTACTTGAGGGCAATAGGACTGGTAAGACACCGAGTCTCGCACTAACGCAATTTAAGTCCCAACTAAAAGGTATTACACAGCTAGTACCGGGTCTAGGGAAGGCATTTGAGAATTTGGATATAACGCAATTTGATAAGATTGGAATATCAGCTACAAATACCGTGTCAGGACTAGCAGCCGTAAAGACGGGTATTGGTGAGATGTCAAAAATAATGTTGTCAGGAGGCGTAGAAGCAGAGCTATGGATTGAGAATTTACTTAAAATAGCGGATGAAACAGATAGAAGTGCGGCAAGTATAGACTTACAGGTTGACGCTATGAAACAATTAGAAGAAGCGTTCGTACATACAGAGTATACAGCACAAGAATACTACTTAGTACTTAAAGGAATTAGAGAAGAGAACGACAGAATTGAACTGGCACAGCTAAAACTACAGACTGCAAGATTTGAGTCACAAGCAAGAGGTATGTCAGTACTAGATAAATGGCAGCAAAGAAAACTTGATATATCGGCAAAACAATATGATATGGACAAGGCTCAACTCGCTCAAGAGCAAGCACAGCTAAAACTAAATACTGCTAAGAAAGAAGACCAAAAAGGCGCGGAGCTGGCTTTACAGAGGGCTGAGGAAGGTTACAGAATGGCAGTAAAACAGAGGGACTATGCTATGAAAGCCGCCACAGGAGTCGGACAGATACTGTTACAAACAGCAGATGGGTTTGCTAGTGGTATGGCAGATGCTTTTCATGGTATTATTACGGGAACTATGTCAGTAAAAGACGCTTTTAAATCAATGGCTATGGGAATTCTTGATGCCCTAGCTCGTATTATTGCAGAAATGATGGTAGTGGCTATGGTTCAAAGCTTTATAGGATTTGGTATGAGCAGAGGAAGTATGGGTAGAGCAGGTGGAGCAGGATCAACATTTGGAAGAGGCAGCACGCCGATAGGCGATGTGTCCCCTCGATTCAGCGGAAGCATCGGC